CCTCATCATTGCAGCAAACTTAACCTTGTTACCATTTACTATCTCTTTGACCATGAAATATCTCAAGTCATTAGTAAATGCATCACAGTCAGTAGTAAGCTTGATTAACCTTTTGATAAAAGGATCCGGAATAGAATTATTATCTGCAAATACTAGTGAATAGTTTACTAACCTAGTAGCCATTACACTAGAGATATCACCTCTAAAGCTATCTCCTGTACCAGTAGCACTTGTCAATGCACCCATTACATAAGTCTCATTAGGATTTGTTAAAGTATCTTCCGGACTGATGATCTTATCAAGCTTATTGTTAATAAACATAGTAAACATTGAGCTAAATTCAGATCCTACAGAACCCTCACCAATCATCTGAATCAATGGTAACTCATCCTCAAACTTCTGGATAGAGCTGATAGCATTAAAGAATGTAGTGATAGATCTTGGATTGACTTTCTGAGATACTAACTCCGGATGCATCAACAAGAAGTTAATACATCTACCATCAATACCTACTGTCTCAGCCCACTTAGCCCACACGTTAACATCAAATTTAACTTCAACACTAACAAACCTAGTCTTCTGAGCTATGTCAAGAGTAGTTACATTGTAATCACCATTGTCTGGATTTGAAGTAAGAACTACATGCCAGTTTTTAGGTAGACTCCATGAGATATATTCCTGACGGTCAATCAATTCCATTGTTGCTTGCATGAATCTATGGTCAGCTCTGGTATAGTCATCAAGGATTAAGAAGCCACCTTCTTGTTGTCCCTGGATCCACTCCGGAGCAGCATGTGACATTCTACTACCTCCACTAGGTCTAAAACCATTTTTGATATAAGTATTCAATAAGTTCTCTTGAACCCATTTTTTATTACCATCTTTGTTCTCTACCTCAAACTCTTTATACGGGAAACCAATCAAGTCACCCAACTCCTCTATCTGACTCAAATTCAGCTTTACAACAGACATATTTAGCTCACTAGCTAACTGCATTAATGATGAAGTCTTACCCAAACCAGCATCACCTTCTATATTTACAGCAACAGGGATTTTACCTTTTGCTTGAAGATACTGGTTATTACTTACCATGTGTTTCAAATAACCTTTTAATTCATCTACATTTAATTTAACTTGACTCATGCTTTCTTTTTTTAAAGTTCTAACTTAATTACTTTCCCCGGAAGGTCTTCATTCATATGTGATCTCTCAGACAGCACCCATAATACAGGAGCTTTTGGTTTCACGCTAGTATAGCATTCACCATCAGTAAAATATACAAGACTAGTATACTTTCTTAGATTTTCATTATAATATTCAAGGACAGGATCAAACTCAGTACCTCCACGGCCACCAAATTCTATACCTCCAAATTTACCAGTATAAGACTTTATACTTTGAATTGCAGCATCACACTGTATGATAGTAATATCTACACCTGCTTTATGAATATGATGAATCTCATTCATAAACTCTTTGAGCTCATCATCACTTACAGAACCTGATGTATCTATTGCCAACAGCATGTGTTGTCTCATTTTAATTTTTAGACCAGGATTATCAGAATATCTCTTATTATCCTTTCTTCTAAGCTTCTTTGTAAAGACTTTAGTAGATACACCTGTGAATCTCCGGATATAACCTCTCCAGTCAAACTTAGGCTTTTCTACTTTATCCATTTCAAGTATATACCCACTCAACTCACCCGGGACTGTACCTCTCTTTTTCTGAGTCATCTCCACGGCATTTCTAAGTAAAGTATCTACTTGCTTCTCAATCAACTTTTTCTCAGCCTCAGACATATTCTCAAACTCACCCCATGTAGGATGGTCAGCCGGATTCTGTCCTTCTTCTATTTGATCTAGTAAATCATCCATAGCCTGAGAACCAGAAGTACCATTATTATCTTTATCATCTTGAGCTTTTAACAGCTTGTCATAATAATATCTGGTACCAGCTTTAAGATCTAAGTCTAACTCAGGATAGTCTTCAATCATGACACCACGCATAGGAATCTTTTTCAACTCCGCTCTTGCGTCATCCTCTGTCATTGTCTGGTCTTCTAAACCTTTCTTCACAGCTTCAGTTATACTAGTCTTCAAGTTCTCAAACTCTTCTTTAGTATACTCATCACCCGGAAGCCAACCTCTTTCAATATACTGATTGATCTCCATGTCCATTGCAACATTAGCTAGCTCTCTATTAGAATAACTATGATAAGCTGTCAAATGCTGAAAGGCAATATGCAATAACTCATGCTTTAAAATACCTAGTCTATGGTTCTCTGTTAAGTTTTCCCAGAACTCCGGGTTGATAGCAAGCTGGTAATTAATACCATTCTTGCTAACACCTGCAGTAGGAACTACTCTACTATTCCATATTTTATTAAGCATGATCAATAAAAAACCATAGAAAGGTTCCTTTAGGATAAGGTCCTTACTAGTCTTTGCTAATGAATCTTCTCTATTATACATTTTCTTTTAGAGTAATATTAATATTCAATTTGTCCACAGGATAACCCCATGCTTTCATTGTATCAAGTAAGTAATCACTATGAAAATTCAGGAAGCATTTCATTATGTCCACGGGAGCTTTTTGTTGAATAAGTACATGATACATTGAACCCATACTAGGTAGCTCATAAGCTTCCTCAGACACTTTCAAATAGGCTGCATCAATCAATTTTTTAATTACTTTAGGGCAAGCTTTCTTAAGATCATTCACTGCCACGTTTCCAAATTTTACCAATAAATACAATGCAGGTAGTGAGTTCTTAATATCACAGTTCTCCATTGCTAAAAATGCTATTTGTTGATTTTCTTTATCTGTTGAAATCAACATGTTTTTCAAGTTCAATACTTCTTCACTTGATAATACTACTTTTGCCATTAATCTTCAATTTTAAGTGTTTTAATCATCCAATCTTTAGGTGTATTTATATTATCCACCCACTCTTTTGCAGAAGGAATGTAGTTGTTACAATCCTCTTTTACATGTTGTTCACCAACATATCTTATGTATACAGTTTTTCCTATAGAGTTCACAAAGTTTACTCCAAAGATTTTTTCTAATTCAAATATGCCTTCACTGTGATGCCGGAACATTCTGTGTTTAGAATGACCTATCCATGCTTTAGTAGCATCAAACCATTCATGGTATACAAGATACTCCTCTGGCTCCCCGCCCCATTTTCTAGCACTGGATTTAGCATGTTCATATGGATGAGCCATTATACTCTATCAATCAAGCTATCATACTCTGTCTGAGTGTCTATAGATACAATTCTTACATTATTCTCTATAACAAACTTCCCAGATGGTATCTCAATGTACATATCACCAAACCCACCTTCATTATTCCACCAATCTTCTTGTTGGTCTAATACATGATCATGTGCTAACTCTGCAATAGTATCATATTCAGGTGTACCAGCTCCAAAAAGAGCACCATCTTTGTAACCACCATGCCATTCTAACTTTTGATAGTAATCTTCAGCATACTCACAATCTTTAGTACTATCTGTACTATACTCTATGTAATCAATACTACCACTATCTCCGGAGCCTTCATAGTAAATATGTAATGCTGTGATACTTCTAATACCAAGCTCCATTAATACACCTTCTAATTTTTGTTTATTATCTTCCATACTATACTGTTTTATAAAACCTACCTAATATGTTGCCATTCAAGAACTCTTGTTTCTCAAGTACTTCATACACAAATTGGTACTTAGTCTCCTGATATGTAAGTTCTGTGCTACTATAACATATTCTTAGTATTTCTCTTTTAATCACTACACCATCCTTATGAGCTTCTTTCAGTATTTTATTACTACTGTAGTACTTCATAAAGTCCGGTCTTAATTCACGTCTGTATTTCTTGAGTCTTTTATCTGTACTCATTGCTAGTGCCTTTTTACCTAATGGCTTTTTTATATTAGCAAAGAAGTTCTTCTTACCAATATACATATATGACTTGCCATCAATTATTGCTGACATCATATAAACAAAACCTACTGCACCATCCGGAATGCACATCTCATCAAACTCTGTATTCTGATATACCCAACTCATATCTCTCTCTTCATTAACTCATTTAAACTCATCTCAAGCTCAATATACTGCTTCTGAAGTGTATTATGCTTTTCATATAAATACGCACACTCACCATCTAAATCATTATACTTTTCTTGTAACTCAGTAAATGAATCTTCTAACTCTGCATAACCATCTTCAAGTTTACCTATTTCATCATCACGTTTTTCTATCTCACTGACTAGATAACTTATGTTATCCTTAGCTTCATCAGCATAATCTTCATAACCCATATAAGTTCATGTTTATTAATTTACTCAATTGCTTTTTGACTTTCTCTACTCCGTGAGCCTTTACAGCATCAGATAGATCCTTCTCTAGCTCAAACTTAATATAGTCTAGACCATGTTTGCTCTTATATGCTGCCATGGATTTAATCCCAGGGTCATCATTGTCAAACAACACTATTATCTTCTTATACTTCTTTTTGATCTTTTCTACAAAACTACCTGGTAGCATGCTATTCTCACTGTCCGGAGCAATAGACTCTATATTATCAAAGCCCAATCTTGTAAAAGCCATTAAGTCTTTTATAGATGATGTGATAATCAGATACTCTTTACCTACTAGTTGCTCTACACCCTGGATGTAATTACCCACCTTGATAAACTTTTTATCCGGAGTCTTTGGAAGATAGATCTTAAACAGAGTACCATCTTTCCTAAAATAACCATAGATATAGTTTCTCTTAGTTACAATGTCTATAACTTTACCATCAGGTTCTTCTTTAGACATAGTAAAATATTCTAGAGGAGCTACATTATAGTACTCAAGTAGTCCAGATGAAATGCTATAATTTAGCCAATAGCTCTGATCCAAGTTATTCCAGTGTCTAATCTGATAGTCAGTTACTTTAAACCTATCATGATGTACAAGTTCTACTTTATCTGCAGTTGTGTTGTGCTTTTTGTATTCTTCATAATCATGAATAACTTTTACTGCTGCTTGTGAATATGTAATATTATACAAGTCCATGACTAATTTCATGTGACCACCTTGTAAACCAGAGGAGAAATCCTTAAATCTATACTCACCATGATTAGCATCAAGATAAATACACATTGAAGGAACTTTGTCTTTAGCATTAAATACAGAGAGAATCTTAATATCTTGACCTACAAGCTTTTCCTGTAGTCTTAGATAGTGTTCAAATACCCACGTCTGAGGAATATCACCAATTTCATATAAATTTTTTGTAGAAATCATACTGCTAAAATTAAATAGAAAAGGGAGACCATTCTCAGATCTCCCTTAAACTATTTTAAATTTTAGTCTAAGTTGAAATCCGAAGATGTTCTTGCAGGCACTGAGAAGTCATCTGTATCAAATGCTTCCACAGGTTTAACCTCCAACTTTTTAAGATGATCTAATTCATTGTAAGGTAATACTTTACCTCCTTCAGGACCATAAGAATATAAATCCTTAACACCTTTAGGAAACCATAAGTCATAGTTAGTATAACCAGACTTACCTTCATATTCCTTACCTGCAACACAAACATCTAGATACTTATTTGCAAATGGTGCATCATTGTTAAATGCTTCTACCAATTCTTCAATAGTATCATGTTTGTTATCTTGTGCTTGGAACCAATCCATACATCCGGTAGCTTTGCAGAAGTTCTGCATAAATACCAAGATAGACTTATCTCTAAAGATTGGAACACCTGATTTTGTTTTACCATCAGCAAATGCATATTGAGCAGCTTTTACTCTACCAATCTGACCTGCATAATGTCCTTTGCTTTCATCATCTTTATCAATCATGAAACCTTCAAATCCTTCAATAGGTTTAGTCTCCACATTCAACATTAAATGATATGCTCCTGGAATGAATTTGAATTCATCTAGATGCACACTGTTAACTTTAACTGTGTTGTTACCTGGACTGATAGTCTTAGGAAGTCCATTACCTCCTTCTTTTCCTAAATCTGTTGTGCTTAAAGCCATTTTACTTGTTTTTTATTATTAATTAATCTACGAACACTTTATCCCAGTAAGTTTTATACTCACCTTTGTCATCAATCTCTGCAATCACTATCTCTTCATTTCTCAAATGTTCAGGCCTAGCACCACATGATACATCATCATTAGTTTTAAAGCTAAGAATGTTCTTATTACCTTTTCTATAGAGATAACCAATAGCATCTGAATTGGATGTTGTAATCCTTTTCAACTTACCAGTTAAATCTAAATCCATGGCATTAAATGTACCACCAGCTTTTTCTAATTGAGTATCCTTTACGTGACCTACAAAGATCACATAAGGTGCCCAGGTTAGAATATAGTCAATCACTTTTGTAAATGCTTGACGGGTCCAGTAATATCCTGCACCCTCCGGCAATCCTAGTATAGTACTATACTTTTCTTTACCACCACCTGGGTTGAACCAGTTCTTACCCATCGGTGACTTAGAGTATAAAATCTCTGCATAAGGAATTACCATCTCTTCTAATGCTGTAATAGTATCTACAGCAATATACTTATAGGGTTTATCTGCTTCCAGGATAGCTTTACCAATAGCTTTGATGTCCTCAAAACTCTTAGCTTCAACTTTCATAGCATTCAGATATTTAGTACCTCCTTCTAAATCTAGTATCAGACAGTTCTCAAGTGTACTAAGTAAACTTGTCTTACCAATCTTAGGTTTAGAAAAAATAATCAGATTCTTAGGGCTCTTGCACTCAGGAGCCACTTTTGCTGTTGGAAGTACTATACTCATTTTTGTTTAATTAAATCATTCAACCACTTCTTACCACTCACTGGTTTCTTCCACATGATAGCAGCAAAGTCCTTCATAGTCATGCTACCTAAAGGAGCATCACTATTAGGATCTATAATCTGTTCTACCAGCTTTTCAAAATCCGGAAAGCTATCTTTAGGCAGTGTCTCTTCCATCTTCACTTCAATTTTAATAAGCTCAGATACAGGAATCAAATACCTAATATCACCTTTAGAGTTTGGTTCTGTAGTTTCATACTCTGTAGCATAGTGAGGATTGTATCTCCACTTATACAAAGTGCGTTTTGGGTCTTCTGGTTCTAGCTCTATACTCACAAACTCTGTATAGATATCTACTCCCTTCTTCAACTCACTTGGAAAAAATCCAAGGACATGCTCTGCTCCACTATATGGTATATAAGCACACTTAGGTATAAACAATGGATTAATGATATCCAATGTGTTAAATGTGTGTTCATGTTCCATGAATAGATGTTCTGTTTTTTCTTTTCTGCTGATACCTGCAGACTCTTTTGTTGATAAACTCATACTTTAAATTTACTTTGTGGTTACTCTTTTTTCTTGTTGAGCTGGAGTGGACATCTCAACAATTCTCATCTTTTCAAATTCAGCTCTAAAGAAACTCATTCTTGTATCACCATTTCTGCATTTAAGAAAGTGCAT